CCCAGACATTGTTTTCCAATATAAAGCAGCAGACGGTTCGATTAGAAAAGTCTTGGTGGAGATAAAGCCGGAGGTTCAGACAAGACCTCCTAAACTTGCGACAACCAAGACGGGTAAAGCGAGTAGACGGTATTTGAATGAAGCAATGACATATGCCACTAACATGGCAAAATGGGAAGCGGCTCAATCGTGGTGCAAGAAGAACGGTTTTGAGTGGATGATTTGGGATGAATACGCACTAGGAATAAAGACGAGAAAATGAGTGACAACCAACTATTTGATAGAATAAAGAAGGATCCTAACTACACCAACAGAAATTCGTGGATGTGGTTTCGTGGCAAGGTGCAGACTCTCTTGGGAGGCGGCAAGATATCGTCTATGCAAATGCTTTCCATGAGTCAAGATCAACTGACTGCGCAAATTCTACCAGGAAAAATGTACGCATTTGTTTATGACCCTAAGTACAAGGAAACGCTGCCATACTACGATAACTTTCCGTTAGTACTTCCGTTTCACATGGACGCGAAACACGTATGGGCGTTGAATCTGCATTATCTACCCTATCAACATCGTCTTATTCTCTTGAATAAATTGATGCAGTTCGCGGTGCATTACAAGGAAGGCACTACGCTAAGACCTAACCCTAACAGAAAGACGAATCAAGAGGGAAGCGTGATCAGACCTAAACCTGCTAGAACAGCCACACCAACGGTAGGACCAGAGAACGTTGCACAATTAAAATTCTCGTGGAATCTAATCAGCAACTACGCAAAGTTCCCTGAGGTACAATCTGCTGTCAAGTGTTATTTGAAAGGTCGCGTAAAGTCCAGATTCATCTTGATTCCTCCTGATGACTGGGCAATCGCAGCCATGATGCCAATGGCTAACTTCAAAAAGCAATCGGAAGCAAACGTCTGGAAAGCAACGATGGATATTATCAAGGGTAGAGAATGAGCAGTTATAACGCATTTCATAATCTGATCAACAAGTTCAATCTTGCACGAGCGAATCAGTATATGGTCTTTATTGAACCTCCCTCTGCACTTGGTGCGACCTCTGATCAACTCGACCTAACAAAACTATTTTGTGAGTCCGCATCGATTCCTCCAAAGAATATGATGACTTCTCCGGTGAGAATCGAACATGCGCATTTTGAAGTTCCATACGGTATTTCTTATGACCCAGTTATCTTGAATTTCTATCTGGACGAAAAGTTCTTGATCAGAGACTTTTTCGTGAGATGGCACGATCTAGTCTATTCTGACGGTGATCATTCTCTAGGATTTTATGATAATTACGTGGGTAACGTCACGATTGCCGCGAAGGATAAATTACAACTGGGAACAATCTCCAGCGGTAATCCTGATTCGGGTTCGAACGTGGAATCATTCAACCAAAACGATAGTAATTATAGATCAATGTTGATCCAAGCATATCCAAAAACTGTTGGATCTGTTCAGTTTTCCGCAACTGGACAAGGAGAAGTCGCAACCATGCAAGTCGAATTCGTTTATCAAGAATTGGTAGAAATGCAATGACTACACTAGAACAACAAGCACCACAGACGCTTCCGGGAATTCCCACTATCGCTGGCATCTATAACACAGAAGATCCAGAATTGACTCCTCTTACCCAGGAGCAGATTCTGAACTTAATACGTAAGCAACAAGCAGACATAAACGACACATTCAACAAAGAAAAGTGAGTATAAACATGAGCATTCCAGTTCCAGTAGTTCCAAAATATGACGTAGTTCTTCCCGTTTCCAAGAAGAAAGTACAGTATCGTCCATTTCTAGTCCGTGAGGAGAAAATTCTTCTCATGGCATCCGGCAACATTCAAGAAATGGAACTTGCTGTCAAGCAGGTCCTTGAGAATTGCACGTTCAACGCAATTGACGTTGGTTCGCTGCCGATGGCAGACGTTGAGCTACTTTTCATTAAGATTCGCGCACGTAGCATTGCCGAAACGATTGATTCTACTGTCGAATGCAACAAGTGTAAAACCAAGATTGGATACACGATTGAACTTGACAAGACCGCCGTTGTCAATAACGTCACCACAAATGACGTAAAGATCGATGATAATATCATCGTGACAATGGGATATCCTACGCTTGATATGTCAATGGGGTCCGTGGGTGAACCGTTGATCGTAACCGCTGAGTTGATCCAGATGATTACCATGGGTGAAAACGTATTCGAAGGTAGAGATTTCACGACCGATCAACGGGTTGAATGGTTGAACAATCTAACAAAACACCAACTTGATAAATTGACAGAATATCTGAATACGCTTCCTAAGTTGGTGTATGATGATCATATCAAGTGCACATGCGGTAATCCCATTCATGTCCATATGGAGGGCATATCCGATTTTTTCGGACTATAGTGGACAGCCACAATGACTTAGAAAACTACATCAAGACGGTATTCAACATGCAGTATTTTCATCGTTGGTCCGTCACAGAAATCGAAAACCTAATTCCTTTTGAGTTGGACGTTTATATCGCATTACTACAGCAGCAAAAAGAAAAAGAGAAGAAGAAATGACACCCCAGCAAAATACCGTTGATGAACTGAATTTTTTAGAAGCACTCAACGAACCAAAGTTTCAGATCACGACTCCTGAGGAGATCGGGCGTCTGTTGGATATCATTTTTGACGATAGACTAAACAAGGAAATTCTTGCTATCGCCTCAATGCTTGTTTCTGCTAAGTTGGATGAATTCAAGGGATTGAAAAGGGGAAATGCTGCGGCCGCTGGCTTCATCAAAGACAAAGTGAAGGAAGCATGGAAGAAATCCGAAGAACGTTCTGGGCTACTAGGTAGATTCGTATTCGTAAAGAAGCATCCGGATCAACGATCAGAGTTTATCAAAAACGTGATTGGTAAGTACGGATTCGACCCATTAGAATTCGCTGAGGACACATTCATTCATGGTGTTATCGATGAAGATTCTGACCCAGAGACTGATGCACAACGTGACGCGGTTCTGACTAGAATTCCGTCTCCTGCTAATGATTCTGATGAAAAAGCAAAAGCGAAGGGTAAGATAGGAAGACGCAAGAGTGGTACTCCACAACCAGGCGACCCAGATTATTGTGCCAAGGATGATCACGTATGTAAGAGAAGAAGATATGCATCCAAGTTTGGTAAGAATGCGTTATCTGGTGTTGGGGGTTCAATTGCGGCTGTTGCATTGGGTCATGGTGGATTGATTGGTGGTGTAGCATCGTCAATTATTGCTCTCAAGAAATTGCGTGATTGGTCAACCACTAAGGATTCATATGATGAAGAAACTACTCCAGAAGCAACCGCTGAGAAGATTCAAGCACCCGCTGAAACTCCTGCAACAACCAATGATCAACCTGCTCCAGAGAAACCGAAGTCACTATGGCAGAAGACTAAAGATTATCTAAAGAGCCAACATGAAGACTACAAGACTGCACTGGCTAAGACCTCAGAGCAGCGGGAGAGACAGATTGAGCAGCAACTAAACACCACGACAAATAGTGCATCAAATCAATCAGTTACGAACAACGACAACTCCAGTAACGACAACTCCAGTTCCTTTTCGAATACGGTTTCGCCTATCGTAACGAACAACAATCTTCAGGTTGCATCTGAGCAAGCAAGGGAAGATCGCGTCGCACCTGCACCCATTGAGAATGCAGAGAAGAAAGTTATTCCAGAAGGAAAGGTTCTTCAGCACGTTTCTGGACACACGAGAAAGAGCGGAACCGAAGTCGATGGTTATGATCGATATGTGAAGCCAAAAAAGGCCGAGACAGAAGAAGAACGTCTGAATGAAATGGAAAACGCGGAACGTATGCATGAAACGCATACCGCAAAAGAAAATGAGCCCAACGCATTTAAAAATATAGTCGCCCCTGATACGGGTTCAGAAATCAGTCGAGAAGAAGCGATTGAAGAAAAATCCGACGAGCAAAAAAAGATGCTTGGTGTATTGACTAAGATCGAGGAAAACACTCGCAAAGACAGCAAGGGATCGTTCGGATCATCCAGTGATAAGTCTTCTGATAAAGAATCAACTGCGTCCAAAGCGGGTTCCTTGGCCAAGGAATTCGGTGAAGACATTCTAGAATATCTTGGCATGAAGAAACTGGTTGGCAAGTTCAAGGGAGCAAAGAAGACATTCGATAAAGTCAAGGGCAGATTCACTAAGCCGAAGATCAATCCTATGGAAGCAGCGAAGATTCCGAAGGGTTTGCCAGCGCGCGCGGTCGGTGGATTAGCTGCTGGCGGTGAAGCTGCCGCCGGCGCAGGAGTACTAGGTTTACTAGGTACCGCAGTTGGATCAGTAGGTGCGGGCACACTTGCTCTTGGAGTAGCGGGCGCTGGGTTGATTGGTTACGGCATTGGGGGATTGATCAACGATAATATTGATAAGGGACCCGGCAGTACGTATGATAAAATAATTAGGTCTCTCGTATCGGAAGATGATGCTAAGAAAGCGACGGCACCGGTATCAAAGAAAGAAATGGAAGCGTATCGAAACTCGCCTGAGGGCAAGGCCAAGATTGCTGCTAGAAATGCTGCAAAGACAAGCCCTGCGACTGATGTAGTAAAACCACAACCTGCTCCAACTGCTAAAACTGATCGCAGTAAAATGACGCATGTTGAGTTAGCGGATGATATTGATAAGAACAACGACGAAACCGATACGGTAACTGTAAATGGTAAAAAGGTCTCCTTGAGTTCGCCAGAAGCCGTTGCTGCTAGAAATAAACTACAAAGTCAACTATCTCAACAGACTACCCCTGCACCTAATGCCTTGGGTAATATCAGATCATCTATGTCCGACGGAACGAAGTATATCTCCAATGTAGGAGGAACTACTGGCAATACCACGATTATCAATCAAGCACCTCCAGCAGCAACCACCGGTTCGAAAGAAACGACCACGACTGATTATCCAAAATCAAGTGATTCGTCATTCATGAGATACCTTGACCGTCGTTCCAACTTTGTACCCAATGGTTCATTCTAGCAGATAAATATCTAATATGGCATATTATCAAGATATAAATCAGAGCATTCTCCGTAATCCCGGGTCGCATGATATCGTCAAAAAATTTGATGTTGAGTCGGTGAAACAGTCCATTAGAAACATTCTGCTAACCGCCCCGGGCGAGAAGTTATTCAATCCGCAATTCGGCGTCAATCTGAATGCCCTCTTGTTTGAATTGATGACGCCGGCGACCAAGATACTCGCTCAGAGACAAATTATTCAAGCGATTCAGTTATGGGAACCTAGAGTGAATGTTGTCTCATGTGTGGTCGATACGACTGAGACTACATTGACCGTTGACCTAGAATTTTACGTTGTTGCTGTACCAATGACTACACCAGCAACGGTTACTATCTCCATGAATAGAGTTCGTTGAAATGACACAAATACAAGTTACCTCGTTAGATTTCCCTACGATCAAGGCGAATCTTATTGCCTTCATGAAGCAGAATCCAACGTTTTCGGATTATGACTTTACAGCATCTGGCCTGAATTTCCTCACAGATGTCCTTGCGTACAACACCTCATATAATGCCGTTCTTGCTAACTTTGTGGCTAACGAATCATTTTTGGACTCTGCTGTAAAACGTTCCTCTGTTATTTCTCATGTTCTAGCCCTTGGATATCATTCTAAGGGACACGTTGGTGCTCGTGCAAAGATCAATATCACCATCAGTACAGTAAACGGCGCTTCCCTAAACAATTTCATCATTCGACGTGGTGCTCAGTTCACTTGTAATATCAATGGGCAGCCATATTCATTTGTTACCGTGAAAGACGAAACGGCTGCATTGATCGACGGCAAGTATAGTTTCTATAACGTCGAAATCGTAGAAGGCACGTATAATACGTTCTCGTGGTATGCAGGTGCGACTGGTTCATTCTATACGATTCCTAATCCAAAGGTTGACACCAGCACGATTATGGTTCAAACGTATGCTACTACTAACTCTGTGCTACCAACGAATTGGCAATTATCGACCACTTTATACGATCTAACTTCCACATCCAAGGCTTTCTTTACCCAAGAGCAAG